GTGTCTTGTTCGCTCATTTTACTCACTCCTTAAAGATTCTATGTGTTCAGCCGTAGGACAAGGGCATATATCCGTAGGCCATAAATCTAAAATTAAATACATTCCGTTACCGTCATCGTGTAAGACATTTCCTTCTTTTAACACTTGATAATAGTGTTGTTCCAATACTTCATAATAAGTTTTCATGCTATTTTCACCATTTCCATTATTGTTGCGGGGTTATTACTTGCACCACCGGACTTTAATTTAAATTGAGTGCCGCTTGCATTATGGTCAACTATCTTATACTTATTTTCTAAAGTATCTCCATTTGCTAAAGTTACAATATAACTACTATAAAAATGAGTATCAGCCCAAAAACCGTTTATCTGCGCCCTACCAAAACCTACCATAGTTGAAGTATTTTTATACGCTAATAACTGTAAAGTATATTTATTACCACTTACTTCACCTATGGGATTAGTTGAGGCAGGGCCAAATTGATACTGAACTCTAACCATATATGTTCCAGCAGTTGAAGCAGTAGCAGTAAATACTCCACTTGAAAAACCTGTTAATGTTCCTGTTCTTGTAAAGTTTGTTGTGTCATCTGTAAGAAACAAATGGTCTGTTGCTTCGGCTTTATTATCATAATCAGTAGTGGATTTCCATACTCCGTAAGTGCCGGTAGCATCTGTTTCAACATAATCAACATTAGGAGTTGCGCCTACTAAATCTCCATTAGAGTCTGATTTAATTAAAGAGGAAACAACACCTTGTCTAAGTGTGCCGGATATTCTTGCTGAACCATCAACTGCCAAACCGCCTGTTGTAGCAAGTCCTCCGCCATCATTAGCATCAACAAAACCTGTTTCTTCTATGTCTAAAGTTTTACCAACGGCCATACTTGTAGCAAAGTCAACATATCCTCCACTAACATATCCAAGAAGTGCGTCATGACCCGAAGTATCAGAATCAGCAAGCATTGTTCCAAGCAAAGTCCAACCATTACCTGTTCCTAAATTAAACATCATGTGTAAATCAATATCATTTGACGCATTAGAAATGTAAATCTGCAACGCCGCCCCATCATAAGTAGCACCTTCTTTAATTCTAAAGTCTGTGAAAGCAATCGCATTTCCATATCCCGATACACCTAACAAATTAATAAAGTTTGAACCATTAGCCCCAAACTGATGTCCTACCTCTATCCTACAAGTTCTATGCCTCGATGACCTTTTATCTTGAATGTAAAATTGAGCCTGTCCTCTTTGACCACTACTGCCGACTAAATCTCTTCCTTTAATTACTGCAAAAGTCCACCAGCCCGTAGCATAATCTAAAGATAAACTTTCTCTTTGTAATATAGTTGTGTTACTTGTATAACTACCGCTACCTGTTCTTTCCATTAAACCATTAGCAGAAAAATCAGAATCCATAATTGCACCTGCGGAAGCAACATTAGTAGCATCGGTTACATCTGCACCATCTTCAACATTAATATGACTTCTAAGAGTCGGTGCATCCACGCCAAGAGCAATAGTGCCACTTGTTGTAATAGGAGAACCGGAGTCAACTTCAATACCATCTGAACCCGATACTGCTACGCTTGTGACTGTTCCGCTACCGCCACCGCCACCGCTACTTATGTCTGTTGTTCCAATTTTTAATTTGTTTGAATCTGTGCTATCAAGCCAAAGAGTATTAGCAGTCACATTACCGGGATTAGCAGAAACAGGAGTTAATTCAAGACCTGTTGGGTCAATAAGACCCCCTACTGTTAATTTACCTGTAATATCAAAATCGCCTGTAAAATTACCATCAACCGCATTAATTGTATTAGGAACATCATTTGTTCTACCAATATTACTTACAATGATTTTTACATTTGAACCAGAAATGTCTGCTATATGACCTACATTTTGAATAAGATGTGTTGCACTTGTAGGTCTTGTAATTGTTAAATTACCTGCCGTTGTTGGAGACACATAAAGAGTTTTACCTACATCTGTAGGGTCGGTAAGAGTATCATCAATAATACTACTACTTACTGTAATTAAACCATTAACACAAGCATATCCAGAAGCACTTCCGGCTATTTGTTCAAGAACAAGACCTATAGAAGCCATAGTGCTTTCAGAATCGGCTTGCGCTGGTGATACGGCAGGGTGAGTACCTTCTCCAGAAACATATACTGCTTGTCCTTTAGAAATAGTTGATGCCGTATCATTTTCTATTTGTATTATAATATGTGACTTTAATTTACCAACCTCAAGTAATTCATTCGCAGAATCATAATTAAAATTAACACTACTTGATAATTGATTTGGTTGAGAACCAAATAAAACATTACCTTCTGCTACTGATTTAATTCCTGTTCCACCATCTGCTACCCCAAGAGTTTCACCTGTTTTAGGATATACATAGATACCGTCAGCAACGGGAATAAAGCCCCATGTGCCTCTTATAGTAGGTCTATTGATTAAAAGAATAGCACATCCTATTGAATCACTACCTCCCTTCAAAGAAGCCCCTGTATTGATAGTTAAATCGTTTAATTGTAATCTTGTTGCTTGTGTTATTTTAGCCCAAGCACCAGCACCATCAACAGAAGCATCTAAAACTATTTTATGAAAAGTAAATACACATCCATTGAATGTAGGACTGCCGGAAGTAGGCATAGTAAAACCAGAAGTCATGGCTTGAAAAGTCCATTCTGCATACCCACCATTAAAATTTGTATTATTTGTCGCAAATTGAGTTTGACCTGCAAAATCAGAAATCCATTTTTTATTTCTATCATTAGTAGTTGGAGTAGTAGATGCTGGTTGAAATGTCACTCCACTATTAACTGTAAGAGATAAAAACTTAACTTGGTCTTTTTTAGTATTAGATGTTGCGATATAATCTGGAGTATGAGACCCATTTGCTAAAATAATCTGTGGGTAGACACCAGAATCATAAGTTATTTGCGAAGAACCATTCATTGTGTAAGTAATATATGTTCTTGCCGAAGCAGTTCTAAAAGGACTATTATCACTATCATAATTCATTACTATATGCGATTTATTGCTATTATATGGAGGAGTGCCACTGAATGTAAGTATGTAAGGATTAGTAGCATCTATTTGTCCTGTAACTCCTATACTAAGACCTCTAAGCGCAACATTTGATGCTATTTCTAATATAAATAAAAAATCACTATCTATTTGTATAATATCAACTGCTGATATATTCCACACACAAGCGGCAGTTGCTTTGCTATTAAAAATAGCAGTATCAACAGAAGTGGGAACAGTTGCTGGACTCCAATTAGAAGCAGTCGAAGCATCTGTTGATGTTCCACCAATCCATTCGTAACTTGCCATATCTATACCGCCTGTCTGCTATCTGATGATTCAGAATAATATGCAGAGCCAGCCGCTTCACTTATTTGTGCAAGAAGTCTATTTGCTTGATTTTCAAATGACCTTAATTGTGCTTGTAATCTTATGTCTTGCTGTCTCTGCTCGTTCTCTGGAACATAAGATGGGATTGTGTCAATCATAACTCTTAGACAATCAACACAAACTAAAAATTTAATCGCAGATTCTTTTGAAGTATCATCTACTCCAACTAACTCTGAAAGTCCGTATAAAGTATCATCTCTTGATACTTTATTTACTTCATTAGTCCTAATAGTAATATATTCATTAATAGTGGCTTCATTAAGACCTCGTGGCCTATTTAGCAAATCACGAATCTGACTTGTTGTTATCGCCATCTGCCTTCACCTTCTTACTACTTTTCTTCTTAGGTGTAGTTGTTTTTTTAGGTTTTGCTTTTGGCTTTTCTTCAACAGGTTCTGTATAAGTTTCTGTTTTAGGAACATCAATTACAGTAAACCTTTCTTCGTAAGGCGCACGACCTAAAAACCACATAGCCTTTGATTTAAATACATCTCTTGCGAAATCGCTATTTGGAATCCATACGGCTACCCCCATTGGTATTTCGGCAGGTAGTTGCTTTTTAGCATACCATCTACTCTTTACCCTTCTGAATAAATAGCCATGACCTTCTTGCCATGTATTTAGTCTGTGCATCATAGCATCATAAGAATCCTCTTTAGGAAGAGGAATATTCTTATCCTTCAATGCTTTTGCTATCGCTGCTTTCGACTTCATCTATTACCATCTCCAATTCTTTTTCGGGAGAAACCCATGAGGATTTCTTTTTCTTAGAAGGGCTTTTCTTAGGCTTTGCTTCCTCAAATGTAGAGCATACTGCTCTAACTTGCTTGCGACTCTCCTGTTCCGAGACCAATTTGGCCTCATCATCACTAAGAGGTCTGCCAAGTATTCTTTCAGCGTAGCCTAAGAAAAACTCTGTCAAATCGCTCAATCAAACACCACCTTAAGCGGAGATGTTTGTTATTGTGCATATACGACTGTTTTTACCTGCGGTTCCACCATCTTCGTGAACGACACAACCCATGTAGCCTGTGAGCATCCAATCGTAACCGACACCCGGAATACGAGTCAATTCGGTCTCTTGGAATCCGTCACCGTTGTATTGGAAGAACTCTGCGGTCTCGCTACCCGGAATAAGTAGTAGTGCAGTATCAGCAAGTCTTGAGTTTCTACTGTAGTAGATAGTCAAGTTACCCATTCTCTTCAAATGGTCAGCCAAAGATTCTACAACATTTCCGTAAAGTGTAGTCTGCAACAAAACATTTCGGTGCTTGGTAGGAACAATTAGAGCCATTGGTTCGTTACCAGAGACTCTACCATTCTCGAAAATCTTATCCATAGCGTTTAGAATGTTTGCTTCTGCGTCTCCGCTTGCTGAATCCCATTCGCTACCACCCGAAACTGTTACAGTTTGGTCTGCACCGTCAATTAGTGATTCAAGGATTAGGTCGTCAATAACATCAGCCATGTTTCTTACGATAGCCAATTGTTGTCTGTCAATGTTTTCCCATGTCTCGCCACGAAGTAGAGTGGAGTCAAGGAAGATACATCGGCCTTGTCCTTTCTTTAGGTGAACAGAGTAGTTGCTTGTTCCAATCTTTGTTGGGTCTGCAACGGCGTTGTCAGCAAGTGGGTAGGAGAAGGTTCCATCAGTACCTGTGTACCATGTGAACTCTAACCATCCGACTCTTCGGACACCTACGACTTGTGTACCAACTGCAATCAAAGTAGATTGTAGTTGAATGAAATCTCTTAGGGTTTGTTCTAATACAGCGTCTGCTTGGCTAAATGGCCCAGCAGCGGCTTCAACAGTCAAAATTTGTTCTAATGTGTTATTCATATTTTTCATCTCCTTAATTTATCCACCTTAATTAGCGGTTCCAACTCCTGTCATAACCGGAATCAAATCTCCAGCAGTAGCAGAAGTAGTAACTCCTTCTCCGATGTAAAGACCGATGATTTTTCCAGCAGGGGAAGCACCGGAATCATCTCCGTCTGCTACAAGTCCACCATTATCAGCGTAGACAGGTAGTCCTGTAGTGTAAGTTTGGGAAGCCTTTGAAGCAACCATTAGGACTCCGCCCAAAGGTCTGAAAGATACCAATCCGCCAGAAACAAGTCCGGAGGAATCTCTTTCTGATTCATCAGCAGAGACACCGAGTACGGTCTCTCCCCATGTCACCAAATCAAGTGTATTGCTGGTGCTGTCGTTTGTTAGCAAGTAACCTGCGCCGGTAACAGTTGTACCAGACTTTAGGGTTGCATTTCGTGGTGCGCTATTATCTGTCATATTTTTCATCTCCTTAAATTAAGTGCTTCTCCTTCGCTTCCACATATGTAGGTGCTTTCATATCAAACTCTGGGTGAGTCTTGTTCCAAGCGGAAGCCCAGACATTGAAAGCCTTTTCATAAATTGCTTCGGGAGTATTTAGTTTGCGACCATTTAGGAAGTTAGCAACTACATCTTCTGATACAGGCTTGCTAACTTGTGTGGTCTCTGTTGATGCTTTGATAGGCTTCATTTCAACGGCAGGTTTGCTTGCTTCCCATGAAGCGATTAGGCTTTCAAGGGATTCAGAAGGTAGGTCTTCGTGACCGGACATACCGAGAGAAGTTGCCTTCTCTACAAGTGATGCACGAACTTCTTCTGCTTTTGCTTCTTCTGCGGCTTTGATTTCAGCCAATTCATTTTCACGCTCTGCAAGTGAAGCCTTTAGAGCCTCAATTTCAGAAGCGTAGTCTGGGGTTTCAATAACCTCTTCTGCTACATTTTCGACAACCTCTTCGGATGCCTCGATACTGATTTTATCTTCGTCAGTCATGATATTCACCTTTTCGGTATTCAGAGCATTATCGTCTTGACTAATAAAGGATTCGTCTTGAGCAACCTCCATCATAACTTTTTCAACTGTATTAATTACTGCTCTTTTGTATGCTGGTCTGTGGACAATAGCCAGATGGTCAAACTTAAAGTCGCTTTCAAATGTCATAACTGTTGAACCGTCTTTGTGTTGTGTGACCATGTCTGGTATACCTGTTCCACCAATACTTACACCATAACCTTCTCTTAGCCAAAGTCCAGACTCAAGAGCCTCGAACAATTCTGGCCTGTGGACTTCTGCTTTGAAGCCCACTTCCCAGCCTTGTTCGCTATCAATGATAAATGCTTCGGTAACAATACCTACAACTGCATCTTCGACTCCACCATTCATGTTTCTTTTGAAACGACCATTTTCAGAAGGTGGGTGGTTTAAAGTTAGGTCAGCACCATACATTTGAGATACTGCTAATTCAGCACCTGCTCTTGTTATCTGCCAACCATTTTTGTTTATACCATCATGGAATGCTATACCTGTAATTCTAACTACTTGTCTTCCTGTTGATGCTTCGACTATAATTTCGTCAACCTTTACATCAACATCTAATTCAAATGCTACTTTTACACACATACCATTTCTCTTTTCATATCCATTTTGGCATTCGCCGTCTGTATGATAAGATGCTTCTTCCATAAATTCATGGTCTTGATGAGCATCCATACATTCTTGTGTAGAGAAGCCCATTTCTTCACATCTTGACATAAATTCATCATGTGACTCATCATTCTTTGGGGATGGCATAGAATGTTCATCTGCTTCGTAAGAACCGCATCCACCGCAACCACAATCGCAACCCATGTCATTATATGACGCATAAGGTGTTTTATTAAACTCACTACCTTCGACTTTTGAACCACTTCTCCATTGATAACAAGACCAATAGCGGGCTTTCCATTTAGGACCGGGATTATCGCAATTATGACGACTTCGGAAGTTTTTGCGTCTTTGAGGGTCATCACGCTTGATTTCCATATTAGGGTCGCCAAATCTTACAATTACAACTGTTCCCTTTTCATTCTTAGTATATACTGCAAACTTCTTAGGGCCATCTGGTGTTCTGAAAGGTTTGTTTAATTTAACTTTTCTGCCTTGATATTCTGCGGCACTAAAAATTTCATCATCCCAATCTTCGTAATCTTCTTCGCTACTACCTCTTGGGTGTGATTTAGGCAGTAAGTCGTTGTCTTGCTTGTAATTTGGATTGGAAGGTCTTCCATTTCGCAGAAGGTAAAGGAATGCTTTGACTCTTGCGATACCCCAGCCTCCTCTTGACATATTGGGTGCGTGAGTGCGACTAAAAGCACCAGCACCCCTACGAAAGACTGTCTTTAGCATTCCCATGCTTGCTCTGCTTCCTTTACCTTTGTCTGCCACTTTTGCATTGTGTTCTGCCATCATCTTTTGCAGACGAGACTCTGTCTCTTTGCTAATCTGAATGCTATTGTTTGGTTTTTTCGCAGAACCCGGAGGATTCTTTTTTGAACCTTTACGCCTTTCAGATGGTTTTGCAGGTGTCTTTCGTGGGTCGTTTTTGCCCGGTCTGCCATACTGCAAAGCACTTAATTCTTCTCTTGCGTCTGGGTCGTTTTTGCGATACCATTCGATAAATTCTTCTTCCGTCTTGCCCGGAAAATACATAGGTGTGCCATCAGCCATACGAGATTCATGTATTTCGCCATCCATTCCTATTTCTTCAGATTTCTTTCTTGCGCCTTCTGGGTCAGAGAAGATATAATCTTCCATCTTAGCAGTAGCGTCTTTTCTTTCATAATAGGAATTACATACTGCTGCTCTCTGTTGCGGGTTGCCAAATTCGTCAACCATCTTATCATCTCCCATACATCGAGACATGAAATCTTCTTTACTCTCTCCTTCTTGCGGGTCTGGCATAATATCACTTCTTCTTAGGTTCTAATGTCTTTATGTCTAAAGTTCCACGCAGTTTATCCATCTCTTGTGAGTGGTCTTGTGCTGATTTAGCCATCTGATGTTCGTGTGCTTGCGCTAACTTCTCAATTTCAAGATTATGTTCTTGTTTTGTTTCGCATAACATTCTTTCGTGGTCTAATTCTGTTGGCATACTATCAACTTCAACAGTCTGTTCTGTTTCCCACATTCTTAGTAGTGTCTGTAAAGCAGGGGCGGCGGTTCCACCAATGATAGCGATAAGTGCTATGAAACCATCAAGATTCATTAATACAACATCTGGTTTCCAGATACCCATGCCTACAACTGCACCGCAAGCCATAAGCCATAGATAAATAACAGGCAGTACCGTTCTTTTAACCATACGGTCATTAAAGGTATCTTTAGCATGTTGTTTCATAATTAAGCCTCCATATCTGATGACCCTTTTCAATTATCTTACGATAAGTAGAAGCAGTCATTATATCCCATACATCCTGTATCTTTTCAATCTTTTTATAGCCAAGACGACTTATAACTTTTATTAATTGATTAATGTGTGTGCCTTCTATGGGATTAACACAGGTAACTTTTGGAAGTCTACCGAGATGTTTGTTTCTATATTCAAGTAATTGAGTGTGCAGACCTCTACCCCTATACTCTTTTCTAATATAAGTATTTCCTACAAGCAGAAAGTTTTCGCAAAAAACAGAAGTAGTGTATGCTATTGGTAAGTCATTATCATACATCACCCAATGCAGAGCATCATCGTATATATCTGGATAACCCTTTTCGCTTGCTTTTAGGAGGTCTGACCCCCACTCTCTGCATAAATCTTCGTGGTCTGATATTACTTCAAACCTCATACCATCACTTGTGTTCCTGTAAGAATTAAACTTATTATACCTATCCCAGCCAATATGACTTTCTGGATTAATTTAAAACCATTTTGAAGCACATCGTTCTGTATTTTAAGTTGCCCCTCAAGACCTGCTAATCTTGAGTCTGTGCGAGATTGTGCCTCTACTATCTTAACAGTAAGAGATTTTAAATCTCTTACATCTTCTTCAACTGCTTCTATTCTAAATTCAAGAACATCATTCGCCATTATCAGCACCACGACCCGGATTATCATTTACATTTTCGTTCTGTCTTGGCATTTCGCCCATAGGCACTTGAGAACCGTCTTTTCTAATATCCCCTTCTTCTCCTATCTCTGGAAGACCGATGATTTCTAATGATTGATTAAGACTTAGTATACCTGCATTATAACCTATATTCACTCTTCGCATCTTGTCAATCTTACTTTCTTCATCAATTGGTTCAAAGACTAATTGAGGAAGGTCTGCCATAGTATGTGCAATATTCAATAACTCAAGATGTTTTGAAAACATCTCTCTGACAGATTGATTTAGAATGCTTAACATTCTACGGATAGCGGTAGCAGACCATTGATTAGCAGTATATGACGCAGCAAAAGTTGAACCTCTTTCTTGACCAGCCGCCGTTCTTGGAACCTGTAGAACCGCTGCAATATCAGCATTTACATTATCAAGGAAGGAAGTAGTGTCTGGTATAGCGGTTCTTTGGTCAATGTGTTGAATACTTACATAGTCTGGGAAAATTGGTACTTGGTCTCCACGCAGAGACTCTAATGTAGAAACTACTTGTTCCATAATGTATCTTAGTCTTTCTCTCTGTTCATTTGGGTCTTGTATGTGTGCTATTGCAGATTTGTCAATAGTTATGTATTGTTTTGTCATAGCATCTTCAAGAGCGATTCTATTATTCATGCTATTGTATTTTGCTCTGATTGCTTGCTTTAGAGAAGTAAATCTTGATGCACCCCAGATACCGTATGTGACTCTTTCTTCATTGTCTGTATACCAATTGCTTCTGTAATCTGTTCTGATATGTAATATCTCATCAGCAGGTATTTCTTCAACGGTCTGTTCCCCTTCTCTTAAGATATATCTCTCTGGGTTTATGATAGGATTAAACTCATCAATAGATGAGGTAAGTGGTCTTTCGTCTACAATTGTCATCTGCCCTACGGGTAGAGACTGCAACTCGGTAATGCCTTCTCTACTTGTTCCTACATATTTGTTTATATCATTCCCGTAGACCATCATGTTTCTCATAGCATTAATTAGGAAATCATCAAAGTCGAGTGTTTCTTCTGTTAATGTTCTGATGGCATCACGGATTCTTGCATTTTTGGCTCTTGAGTAGTCTATGTGATAGTTGTTAGCCGTAAGGCTAACTGCTCTAACTGCACCATTTAACTCTGGGTCTAATCTCAACATATCATCAAATAGATAGAAATCATTATCGTATTGAGCATTGTCTCGAAGTTTATCGGTCTCTTCAATAATATCAGACATACCAGCCGCTAATACCAGAGGATGTCTGTGTGATACATTATGTCTCATATCTGTTGATGCCGTGAAACTTATTTCTTCGTCTTCAGCCTTGCCCCCAAAAAGTCGGCTGAACAAGTTTCTTCGCGCCATGTTGGGTTCATTGACAATATAATTAATAAATGAATGGGTAAACCAGCAATAATATCATATGACACTATGT